GTTCCTGTTGTTCCATACGAAGAATATCTTCTTCATCAATAGCAGGGTTATCACTAAAATCCAAATTTACATTTGGGTCGTTGAAACCTTCTAAGGTCTCATCCATTAGTATCTAGCTCTCTTAGTAGCGTTTAAGTTTTCTGGTGAAGGTTCATATTTAAAAGCAGCATTATTAAAAGATCTAATTTGATCTTCATCTAAGTTTGGTACATCACCAAGTATTGAATTAATTAAATTATTAACTTGATCAGATCCAAATTTACTTATATCTACACCTAAGTTTATTAGTTGTTCAGCTATCCAATAACCTGCAGCTTTACCAGTTATTCCCTCACCTAAAGCTACGTTATCAGCCAAGCTTTCTTCTAATGCTGCGTCTACTTCAGTGCGAGTATCTTCAGCAAATTGAGATAATCTACCTTGTACATTCTCTGTAAAATCAACGACTCCTTCACCAAAGGCTTGAGCACCTTCGCCAGCCATTTGGAAACCTCGGCCAGTTTGGTTTTTGATATGCATCATTGCTAACCCGAATCTATTCCAATCAATCTCTCCAGTTGTAGATACTCCGTGAGCTTCAGCAACTTTAGGATTAGCTTTAAAGAATTCATATCCAGACGCAAGTTCCCCAAAAGGCATACCACTTTCTTGAGATAAATTAAATACAATCTCTCCTACACCATCAGGAACAATCTCAATATTTGGTTCACCAGAAACTTGTCCTGTGTATCCCCAGAAACGAGTAGAAGCATCTGTACCACCTTCTTTTAGATATATCTGATCAGCTTTAGAGGTGTATTTCTCCAACTTCACTACGGATGGAGGAGCATCACCAAGTTTTATACCTAACGTATCTTCAACTATTTGTTTATAGATTTTATGTGTTTTTTCTTCACCAAATCGTTCACTGATGTTTAGCACTTCAGCAGGGTAGTTAAAACCTTGCGGACCACCTTCTGAATAAGCTTGAGCACTTTCAATTAGCTTTTCTTGAGGTATTAACCTGACTATGTTTTCAGGTTTGAGTAGGTTTCCAAGCCCACCAGCCTCCTTGCTTCCATACTTAGTGATAATTTCATTCTGCCTTTTTATTTCATTAGCATTATTTTTTGCCTGCTGCTTAATCTCTTTAGCTGTAGGCATATTAGGTACATGATAGCCTTTCTCACTTAGGTTCTTCGGATTGTCAGCCCACCATGTAAACCATGTATCTACTACATTTCTAGCTGTTTCTGAAGCATTAGGATCTCCAGCAAGTACTGCCTTAGCTAATTCAGTTTGATATTTAGCTGTAATGTACCTTTGCATTAACCCAACTGTAGGATCACTCTTTTCGATAGCACTCTTGTTAGCCAAAATGTCAACCTTATCTGTTAAGTGTTTAAGATCAAGTGCATTTTCTTTAGACGTAGCCTTATCAATTAACTTTGATTCGTTTTGATACTTTTGTTGAATCCTATAATCAAACTTTCTTAACTCAGCTGTTGTTAATAGACCAGCTTTTAGCAAGTCTTCAGCTTGACCAAGTTGTTGTTGATAAGCTGGTCCTTCTGCATGTTGTTTAATGATGGCATCGAATTCATCACTTTCAAAATGCTTACCATGCTTGCTCTTTAACTCTTGATACTTAGTTCTTAGATATTCTGAAGAGTACTCATCCTCTGGTACATCTTTAAGACTTTCAATAAGGGTTGATACATCACTTTCAAATGCAAGCTTTTTCTTCTTCTCAGCATACTCATTGTTCCCTTCCTGAGCATCAACTAAGTCTTCTTCTAGCTTTCTAAAACGTGTAGGTCTTACGTCTTTGAACGGCTTACGTTCACCTGTCATAGGATCAGTTATATCCTGTTCACCAAGAGCTTCTAGATCTTTATCGTTAAATTCTTCAGTATCCATTTGTCCTTTAATGATCGCTAGACTTTCATCTAAAGCATCTTCATAGGAAAGTGGAGTACCATTTTCATCTACTGTTGTTAGTAGTGAGTTAAATAAATCTTCAAAGTTCTTATCAGATCTAAATAAATTAATAGCACCTTCTTTAATTTTAAAAGACCTCTCCTGAGCATCTATCTTACGATACTTATTAATTAAGTTGGTATGACCTGCAGATACCTTCTCATAGAAACCACCTTTCTCTGCTAACAGAGTTTTATTAATTCCTATTAAATCATTCTCTTTAAGGAACTCTTTCCTTAAAACTTTCATAGCAGCTTGTTTCTGCCTGATGCCTCTAGCTGTTGTAGGTGTGAACTCTTCACCGTCTAATTCGACCTTAAGCTCACTGTTCTTCATCATCTGACCTTCAACCCAAGCTTCGTAATTGCTACCAGCTATTTGAGCTTTCTGTGCAGTGTAGGCATATAAAGCCCAGCCAGATAAATTAGCTATCTTTTGAGAGTCTTCAAAACTACCACCTGCATCTAGAACAGCTTTAGCACCATGCTTAGCTGCAGTATCACTTTGATGTAAGAACTCTTTTTTGTTATCAAAGTCTTGTCTCTCTTGAGGTGGTACAGGGTCAAGACCTTCGTTTTCTATCTTTTCAAAATCCTCTTCTATTGCTAAGGCTTTAGCTTCAGCTACCTCTTTCTTGATTCTATCTTCTGAAGAAGCTACTAACTCTTTACTTAAAGTAGAGGAGAATTTAGTTAATGCTTGTAGGGAGCGAGAGTCTCTTTGTCGTTCTGATTCAACTTTATTAGATGCTCTATTAATAGCTGTATTTTGGACTCCAAGTTCATTCTCTTCAAACCTACTTAGTGCTTGTTGTAATGACATGATTAGACCTTAAATGTATTTTGATTGTAGTAGTCACCTATTGACCCATCGAAGGAAAATGCATCCTGTGTTGAGAATGATTCGTCTGTGAAATTGTAAGTATCTACATCAGTTGACATACCAGAGGTACCTTGCACTGATGGTGGTTTGAGATCTTGGTAAGTTCTGTAGCCACTTAAAGCCGCACTACCTAAGCCAAAAGCAGTAGTTTCCCATCCATCCTTTTGATGGAACTCTTCATCATGTAGTTGTGGTTGTGTGCCTGGAATAGGTCTACCCATTGCAGCACTGATCTTATTGTTAAAAATAGTCTTACCTACTTGATCCATTTTTAATCGACCTGCAAGTGCAGTCTTAGCTGCTGAACCTGAAAGCTCTGCACCTAATCGTGCTACCTGAGCACCATGTTCTAGAAGTGCTTTTCTAGGGTTTATGGTTGCTGCAGATCGTCTACCTGCTTGCTCACCACCACCTGTTGAAAGCATCTTTGCGAAACTAACTTGTACCTGATTGTTTGTATTAACTAGGTTATTCCAAGTGTCAATCTGACCTTGAGCTATTGAGCCTAAAGCAGCTTGATATTCAGTTTCAGCTGTCTTTTCAGTTTCTATAAGCTTGTTTTTCCAGGCTATTACATCATTATTAAATTTTAGGTTTTGGGCGTGGACCTTAGCTGCATGTTGCTTTCGTAGAAGTGCATTCCTTCTATCTATATCTCGGTTGTTGTTACGAGCACCTATGATTGATCCTAAAGCTTTAAGACCAAAGTCAGCAAATCCAACCCAGCCAGCATGGCCACTTCCGAAGCCACTTCCGAATGAACTCATTGTATTTTACAAAATTCTATAAAGGGTAATTGGTTGGGACCGAATGGTGTCTTCCTTAGAAATTTAAATCCCAAGAATCTAAGAAGGTTTAGGTGTGTACCGTTACGTTCATCTACAACATTCCAAAGAAGTTTCTCTGGTCTACTGTTAGTCATACGTAAACTATCTCTAGCAAATTGTCGTGGATACTCTCTGACGGTATCTGTACATAGCATCCATATCTTTCCACCTTCCTGAACCCCGCCTATAGCGGCACTCTTGCCGTTAGGTGCTTTCCAGTATTGTGTGTTAGGAGCTACTAAAGCAGACATAACAATGTCCATGACATTCTCTTGTCCGTATCCTTCAACGCATTCTCTTCGATCTGCAAAGGATAAATTAGAGGCTACATAGATTGCAGCCTCATTAGTTATTGGGTGGTAGTTGTTAAGCACGTCTATAAAATCTATTGTTATAGTCTCCTTCCCAATTCATTGAATGAAGTGTGGCTGGAGCTGGGTGTGATGATTTAAGTTGTACAGTTAAGTTTGTATTTCTTTCGTATGCGGGGATTGTATGGACATATTCATCTGCAATGGAAGTCTTATTTGATAGGTAAGAATCCCACTCAATTGATTCGTAAGTGTCTGTGTAATCAGCTCTACCTGTACGTTTTAATGTGGTCTGTATAGTACCTGTTTCTCCAAAAGTAAAGTGTAGACGATGTACAACAAGTGAAGATCTAGTATCAGACGTTTGCTTATTTCCAGATGTCTTAGTTGCATATATCGTAGGCAGCTCAACTAACCAGTCTATTTGATAGCCAAGTATTAAGTTAGCTCCTGTCCAGTCTCCATCTACTTCAAGGTTTGAACCATTAACTGTGACTAATCCATATCGACCTAAGTCGTTACCTGAATTATTGTTATATACAACTAACTGTTTAGTACTGTTATAACCTGTTGGTTTAGGGAAGACAGTTTTCTTAGTTGTTGTATTGTAAGTGTTAGTAGCTAAGGAAGAAACAGTAGAGTGAGTATCTAAGTGAATACGATAATCAGTTATCTCTGTAGTATCCTCTTGCTTTTTAACATCAAATGCTTCTAGTGTGAAATTAGCACCATTATTAAGAACAACATAATAAACGTCATCTAAGATTTTATGATAGATAACATTACCAGGAAGTTCCCATCTAAACCAAGCTGATTGAAGTCTCTTATCTCCACTATTAAAATATCTATATCCCCATACCTCATTGTTATCATAGCTACCAAATAGAATTACATTATTCTCCTTTGATACGGTTACATCAGAAATGGTTATAGGTAACTTTTTAGAGATAATCTTACTTTGTTCAATTACTGTTGGTTCACCTTCTCTACGAACGTTTGACATTTCATAGAATCTAGCGTTCTTACCTGTGCTATTAATAAAGCCAGATGTAGTACCTAATGTAAATGGGGTTGTATTGTGGTTAAAGTTATATGAGCATAAGTAGTTTATCTTTGCAGTAGAAGCTGACAAGGTATCACTATCTGTAGTCAACATGAACTGTTGATTAGAGCTATGCAGTAAGAGACCACTGTTAACCTCTATACCATCGTATAAGGTCGTTGGGTATGTTGAACTAGATATCAAGTCTATAGGGTCATCTGAGCTGACTGTCATAGCAGTCTTAGAAAAGAAGTTATAGAAGTCGTTTGATACTGATAGCACTACATATTCATCAGACAAAGCACATATTCTATTTCTAAAGAATAATAGCTTGGTTAGTTTCTTACCTATAAATGAAGGGTCAGGGTTAGTGTCTTCATCACCTACATGACGCTCTATCCAACTAGGTTTAACTATTTCAAATACACCGTTGGAGTATGACTGAGAACTACCACCATTGATTGCATAGGTACCAGGTAATACACGACGTATCTGAACTGGCATTGTATCTGCATCAATTGTTATAGGTATTCCAGGCTTAGGACATTCAACCCAAGTACCAGTACCAAACCTATCTGCAGTTACTGAAGCAGCAACATTATCAACTTGAAACTTTAGGTAGTAATCATCATCGTCATCAGAACTATTTACAATCTTTACAACATAGTTATGTCTACAAGACTTAGGTAATTCACCTACAGTATTAGCTTCAGAGGTAACAACATTCATTAATGTTGGTTCTGGAGTTGTGATATTAAATGCTGAGGTGTGCTTTATATGTAAGCAGTTACCTACAACATTCACTGTCATACCACTAGGCTTAAGCGCATCTATTGCTGTTTTCATATCACCTAAGATACCTGCAGCAGTCACAGACTCATCCGTAGAAGAGGAGGTAGCAGCTGGTCTAACCATACAAGTATTACTTGGACCCTGAGCACCTGTAAGAGTAGCTCTGGATGAAAGTGTTACGTGTGATTTAACCTTTAATTGATTAGAGAATCCATCTTCTTTTGAAATGGTAAACGTATCATTGGTTTGGAAATTCTCTCCACCAAATTGGAGCTGTACAAACGTTTGGTATGAATCATCATACTGAGCACCCGCCGTATTACTTCCAGGGTTAGCTGGGTCTACAACTGGGGCACATCTGACATCGTATTCAACCCTTAAATTTTTAGTCCCAGTTCTTACAGTGTTAACAGCTGGTGTTATAACAGCTCTACCCATTGCTGCACATTTACCATCATTAGGAGATGGAGCACCCGAGTAACTGCCATCTATCTCAATAGATGTAGCTCTTGTGATTGACGTTAGTGTTGTATTACTTGGATCATATAAATCTAAAGCATATTGCTTACCATAAGAAACTGTAGTTACTTCTACTATTGCTTCATGTACTGCAGCTGGTGATAAGTCTGCAGCAGCAGTTTTCATTGCTACTGTCTTAGTCCTATTAGTAAGGAAGGTGCTTTGGTTTAAAGTTAATGGTTGGATATCTGTAGATTTAGTCCATCCAGTTAAGTAGGTGGCAAGGTTTGTACCAGGCACTGAAGAGTAGTCAACTGGTATAACAGCACCATCTCTAGTTCTCCATACCTGTATCACACCATCAGTTTTTACACATCCTATATATTGATCTTCTTCAGTTTCATAAACATGAAACCAGCTTAAGGTACCACTATTAGGACTGATAGCTGAGATTAACTTACCTCCAGGTCTCTTAACTAGACCATGAGTTATATCAGGTAGTCCATTCTTTAAATCTACTACTTGTCCAGGTTGCTTTAGCTCGTCTGGTTGCTCTGATATACCTAGTATATAGTTTGGTATTTGTTGAGATATTCCTGCCATTATCGTGCCAATCCTATGTAAGGTTTATAAGTATTGAATGACGATTCATGTGGATAACCTAAGTAATTATGATCACCTTGATTACATTCGTATTCCATACAAGCAGCTCTAGCTGATTGCTCTTGTACCTGTATTAGTTGTACTAGTTGTGGGTTAGTTACTAGTTGAGTAGCAGCTCTACCTGCAGCTCTGTATGTTATGAGTCTTTTAAATATAGAAGGTACATCGTCAAAGCTAAAGAGCCATACAATATCTACTTTATATTCGTCACCTGCTGTAAAGACATCTGTGTGATTAACCTTGTCATACAGACGGTTGTTTCTTTTAACTACATCGTAGAACCTATCCTCTGTATCAGAGAAATCCATCCTAAGTGCATTACTGTCAAACTGTAGATAGCCATTTGAATCAGCTGTTTTATGACAATGATTCTCTGTGTTAAATGACCATCCTTCATTCTGTACATCTATATTAGATTCCTTTAATAGGTTATGTACAAAGGCTATCTCTGGGTTATCGTAGGTAGCTATCTGATTACTATTAACTGTATAAGTACCAAGAGTGGTTACTGGGGATTGACCAATCGCTCCCAGTATTGTATTTACTGCGGATAGTTCTGTATCGGTATCTGTTGTATTGGGAGCTGTCATAAGTTATATGAATAAAAAAAAGGAGGACCGAAGTCCCCCTTTATGTGAATAAAAAATATATTACCAAGCGTGTGTGTTGGAACCAGATGTAGCAGGAGCTGCACCAGCAATAAGTTCTACACAAGCTGCAGGGTTGAGATAGTCGGCTCCCATTGCAAGACGTCCTAATATCACATCTCCCTGGTAGACCACTGACACGTCACCACTGGTAACTTGTACTTGTGGACCGATAGCTTCTACAACTGCTGCTGCTTCTTTCTGGAATATAACTCCACAAGAATGTGCAAATCTTTCATCAGTACCGTAGTTGTTACGTGAACCATAAGCAGTACCTGTTACAGCTTCGTCGTCAGCCATATCTTCGCCAACGAATGTACCTAAGTTACCAGGTGAAGTCTCACCAGGATCAGCTGCACCAGCGGTGCCTCCTAACTTAGTACCATAGTTTCCG